TCTTCAGTTGTGAAGTCGTCATCATCCTCGTAGTCGTAATTGGACATAGTGGTCCTTCTCCCTATTAGTTGTTGGCGCAGGCCTCATATTCGTTTGGGGAAACGGTATGGCTCCTACTCCTGGTCTTATTGTCGCTCCACTAGGCCAGTCGTTCTAGTGGCAGGCTTGTTATAGTACTCCGGCTCTGTCTCGTGCTATTGCACCAGCACCGGAACTGCCACCAAATGCGGCAGTTTCTAGTGATGTTAATTTCTTACGCTGTCTTGCAGCCTCTGCAGAACCAGCAAGTCCAAAGACTTCAGCTTCTGCTGTTGTCTGTGTGTATGGATCTTGCTTGTAAATCTCTGCTAGTTGGCTACCACGAGGTGCAACTTCTGCAACTGCTTGGAAGCCTTGTTGTGCTTGCGTTTTAGTAATACCAGCAGCGGCTAGTTCTTCTGCACGAGTCATACCAGTCTTAAGTCCTGCTTGCATTGCTGCTCCACCAATTTCGGCTGCAGTAACCTTGCGTTGAATATCCTTAAGTGCGTTCTTAGGATCTAGCGTATATGCCAAGATATCGCCATTACTAATACCTGGATAGAATGTTTTAAGTGCGTTTAATACTTCTGGGTTAGACTTAAGAACTCTATCTTGTGCTGTGATTAAACGCTCTTCAAGTTCAGTAGCAGATACATCTCCAGCTAATAATTCATTAAACCCAGATTGTGTACCCAATGCATCTTTAGCGTAATAGGTAGATGGTAATCCATAGTTACGCATAATACTTTGATACTGATCTTCAAGTTGAATGTACTCTGCTGGACTAAGAGCAACCAAGCCTGCAGCTATACGCTTTGTGTTAGCAGAAAAACGTTGTTGGTATGCAGGTGAATTACGGAGACGTACAGAGAACTCAGAAGGAGATACATCCTCTGTAATTAAACCTTTTAATGGTTCGATTAAAGAACCAAGTCCATAGCGTGTAAATTCTTCATTAAGAAGGTCATATGCTGAGCGACGATTTGCTAGTTTTTCCGCTTCTAAAAGGTCTCTTTGTTGTTTTAGGAGTAAGGCATTTGCTGCTGCATCTTTTGCATCTTCATCTCCTGCTGCTGCAAGTTCATCTTCAAGTTCTTTAATTCTTGCATTTGCAGCATCTACTGCTGCTGTATCTACAATAGGTGCTTTAGGAGGAGCAGGTGGCTTGGGAGGAGCAGGTGGCTTAGGGGGAGCAGGTGGTTTAGGAGCAGGTGGCTTAGGAGCAGCAGGTTTAGGTGCTGCACCACGAGCAACTTGTGCTGCTTCTTGTTTTTGTAGTGAAGTTTTAGTAGCCATTGTTTACCTCTGGAATCCAAAGTCACGAAGCACTTGCTGGACAGATCCAGCTACCTCTTCACGAGCATTATTAGTATATTGCCAACGACTGTCTTTTTTAATTTGACGTTGAAAATCATAGATAGGCATTTCTTTGTCACCTTGAATTGCTGTTCTTAACAAGGCATCATTAAGGCTAATTGAATCTGGGTTAACCTCAAGCAATGAAGCCATAGTATTTCTATATGGTGCATAGACAGCATCAAGATCTAAGCCTTGGTCAAGTAGTTGACTTACCTTATCTGGTAAACCAATCTTTGCAGTCTGGCGAATTATCTGCTTGAATATTTCAGGGTTTTCTCCTGCTTCAATTCTCTTAATCCAAGTAGGAAGTTGACTGGCAAATGTCTTATCTAAATCAAGACCATTAGCAACTGCTGTTTTAACCAAGTCCTGTTTGCCAACAGCCCTGATACCCTCTTTACGCTTATCGTATTCAGGGTTCTTTTTAATAAGATCTGAAAGAAACTGTACTTCATCCAAGTTACCAGTTACATCTGCAACTCTTACACCATTGACCATTGAGTACTTGGTAGTAGTAATTGCCTTTGATTGTGCTTTTTTAAGACTAGCAGTAAGTTTACTTAACTCTTCTGGTGTTGCTTCTCGTCCAAGAAGACTCTCAGAAACAGTGTTAATAATAGACTTAGCTTCTGTTGGTGTAAAGATAGTTCTAGTTCCGGTAGGAAGGTTAGCCCCATCACCTGTGCCAGTTGCAGGAGCATTTAATCCTTTAGTTGCAATTTGTCCAAAGAAAGAATTTCTATCAACTGTTTGTCCAGTTTGAGTTTCTAGCAATGTCATTTCAGAATCAGCGGTGTTAATAGCCTGACCTAATTGGACATTGTATATACCATCAACTGGTCCTGAATAATAAGGAACTCCGAGGTAGTTCTTTCCAGCATTTTTTAATAACTGCTGAAGGTTTCTAATCTGCTCTGGAGTAGAACCTGCTACAGATTTTATATACGCATCTGTTGTACTTCTTGGCTTTAGCCCAGCTTCAGCATCTTGTTCCTTTTTGCTTTTAGGTGGTTGGTATACTTCACCTTTAGCAAGTGCCTCAAGTTCATTTTTGTCAGCATTTTTTACTGATTCTATACTAGACTTTGCAGTATTTAATTTTACTTTTGCTGCTTCTTCTTTTGCTACTGCTTCAGCAACAACTTTTCCAAGTCTTTCTAATTCAGCATATGCTGCGTCACCTGCTGGTGTTCCTTTTGCAAGATCTTTTGCAAATCTTTTTATTTTATCTTGCTGTATTTTGGCAGAAGTTTTTGAGTTGCGAGTAGCTAGACGTGCATCAGCATATGCTTTATCAAGCAGTTTTATTTCTCTGTCAGTAATAGCCATTACTCTCCTAATAAACTTCCGAATAGAACGTTGTATGCTGCCTTGGTGTTTTCATTTGTCTCTGAAAGAATTTTAATCTGCAGTATGGTTTGATCCTTGAGTGCAGATATTGAGTTCCTTGAGCCACTTACCAATTCAAGTTGTTGTTTCTGTTCTTTGTAGCTGTCATACAGTCTAAGCATACTGTTAAGTGCCTGTTGTGTCTTAGGCTTTACATTTACATTTGTATCATTGAGCATTGCTCTTAGATCATCAAGTGCCTTAAGGCGTTCAATAGCCTTTTGCCCACCTTGTGATAGTTGTTCTGGAACTAATGGACGACCAGCAAAGAATATCTCTTTCCAAGAGTTGAACTCTTCACGAAGCATAGTTTTAGCTATGCCTTCTGGAACCATCTCAAGGTTCTTTTCGTACTCATCTTTTTTATCATAGTAAGTTTGTAGATCTGTAGAAGTCTGAACTTCAAGTAGATAATCTTCTACGCGCTTGCTTGTACGAAGACCCATATCCTTCATAGTCTTATAGGCATCCCAAGAGAAACCAGCCTTGTGAGGGATAAGGAAAGCAGCAGCTTGTGGATACTTCTTAAAGAGTTCTTGATTCTGATCTACGAAATCTCCGGACTCTTCTGCATATCTAAAGTATGCAACAGTAGAACGCTTAGATTCTGTAACTGTAAATGGAATCTGATCTGGGTAAAGTGATACCCAAGTCTCCATTGCCTTATCGTAATCACCTGGATACTTGTCTAATAAATCATTCCATACCTGCTTAAAGCTGGCATTACCACTGTCTCTTACCCACTCAGCCATATCTGATTTGAGTTGTACTTGAGGTGATGCAGGTGCAAAGAATCCAAATACGAATCTAGTACCGAGAATACCAATAGTGGTGTTCTTTACCTTAAGGCGATAGGCTTCTAGTTCTCCAGCAGATGGTGGAATCAATGTTCCATCTGGATTGTACTTCTTAGGAACACCATTACCTGATGCTTCTAAATAAGTAACTGCTTTACGCCAAGCAGATGCGTACTGTGAATTTCTTTCATCACGGTCCATTGCTGCGTAAAGACGGTTAATGTGAGCAGGTAGGAAAGCAGATACCATAGATTGATCTACTGCATACTTACCCATCGTCATTTGTGTAATAGTGTCTGCTGTACCTGGTGAGGCAAAGCCAATAAGATTAGTAATTACCTTCATTGATACGCCAGATAAAGGACCAGCAAATGTAGGAACAATTGAATCAGGGTTCAAAGATGGAGTAATCATCTTTACTTGAGCACCAAATTGAACTGGAAGTGGAACTCTAAACTCTGCTGGAATACCAAGTGCTGTCATAGCCCCTTGTACGGCGCGATAGACAGGCTCAATACCTGGATATACGAAGTAAGGTTCACCTTGGTCATCTTCTTGAATCCAACCAGAGTGTGTTATACCTTCATATGTAAGTCCAGCTTTAACAATTGCCTCTGGGTTGTATCTAACAACACGATACATACGGCGATAGAAGTCTTCAGTAGCACGATAGAACCGTGCAAAGTTACGGATACTAAATGCTAATTGGCTACGAACCATTGGATTATCAACATAGTCAAGAATCTGTAGGCTTGCTCTATCTTCTACAATCTGTGCCAACTTTTGCTTAGCAAGGTCAGTTGCTTTTTCTACTTTAGCTGCATCAGTTGGATCTACATTCTTAATAAATGATTGAATGAAAGCATCCTCAAAACCAGACTTACGCATATCCTTACGGATACGAATCATCTCAGCAAGTGCTAATGGCTCACGAGATAGACGTGCGTTAGATAGTCCTAACCAAGTCCAACCCTTCTCCATAAGAGAAGATGTGTAGTTTCCTGTATCGGATATAGCTACAAGTTGTGGACCAACCACATATTCTGGAATATCTATGTTGTTATCTGGTAGGTCATCAAGAGATAACTTTCCACGAACTACATACTCACCAGTCTTGTCATCAATCTGACGTACCTTATTAAGTAGATCTAGGTTTAAGTCTTTGTTTTGCTTCTCAAACAATTCACGAGTTGCCTTGTAGACAATCTCTGCGTGCTCTTGTTTTGTGTATCCGTTTGTTTCTAAACGGAAAGCATCTACAACCTTTTTATTCTTTGGATCATCAAGCCAAGCAAAGATTTTTGCAACTGCATCTTCTTGATCTAGGTTAGCAATAGCAATAGCACCTAGTTCATCGTTGCTGTAATAGCCAATACGCATAAGCCAAGCAACCATAGATGCTTCGTTTTCTACACCCAGTGGAAGTGACTGATAACCTGCAGAACCTTTGGCTCTTGCATATGGCCTAGGTGTTATAATCTTTAATGCAACACTACGAACTCCGTGTTGACGAGTAAAGTTTACGGCACGTGTTACATAGTCAAGACCTACTGTAAAGTTTTTTCCACCTTCAACAATGTCAGCAAGGGCATTATCAAGATCTCCGTGAAGAATCTGCTCTGCAAGAAGTTCTTTATCTAACTTACCAAGAGGTTTAAGTCCAAGTCTCTTGTAGGCTCTATTTAATTTTCCTTCATTAAGAGCTTGGGCAAGGATAACTCTGCGTTGCTGAATTGGCCCACCTTTGATACTGGTTTTAAGTTCAGCAATCTTAGCCTTTGTGCTTGCCTTTACTGCCTCATCGGTAGTTGACTTTAGTACAGCAGTTAATTTTGTAATTTCATTTCTAGTATTTTCAATAACATTATCAATGTCATCCATTTTAGCAGCAAATGCTTGTGCTTCTTTTTTATTAACTACTCTTAGTACAGCTCCAAGAGGATTGGCTGCTATTCTTTCTGCTTTAGTTAAACCTTTTTCAACACCTCTGGCTGTGTTAAGGCGAGTAGATAGTATTCTGCCTTTACCAAGACCCCATACAGTTTCACCAATAGCAAGGTTAACCATTAAATCTTCTGTTGCATTACGCAAAGCATACCGAGGACCTGCAAGTGTCAAGAATGACCAGCCTGCAGTCATACGCTCAACCCAATCATTGTTGGCAATACCTGCCATACGTTGGATTAAACCTGATCTAGTTGCTGCTCTATCAATATCTGCAATAGATGGTGCTGTAACAAAGTTAGAATTATCAGATGGGATAATAGCAATGTCGCTACCGTCTTTAGCTTTGCCATAACGACCTACGCTAAAGCGAGTTTCACCCTTACCAGTTAACTGACGGACAATTAACTGACCAGGTTCAGTTGCTTTAAGTCCACGAATTTCTGCAATAGTAGACCACAAGCCATAGAAAGCATCTTTTCTAGCGTTAACATCTTCTGTTGCAGCAAACGCTGAAGACAATGCTCTTGATTCAGACTTTGGAAGTACTAATCTTGCTAGACGATACATCTGTTCTGGTGCATCAATTGCAGTTACATCTAGTATGTCGTCTTTGAAAAATGGAATTGCTGTAAACTTTGCTTTGAATCTATCAATTCTGTAGTTAATCATATCCATAGAAAAGCGACCAACATCTTTTCCTGGAGTTCTGGCTTTTACTAGAGTTGATATGGTTTCTACTCCATCAACAAGTTGTTTCATAACTCCATCTGTAGTAGAAGGAGCGCCGTAAAACAAATCATTGACAAATTTTGAACCCATTTTATCAATATTAAAACTACGGTTAGCAGTAGTTGCTAAAAGCACACGAGCCTTACGTGGTGCATCAAGTCTAGGAGCCAATACTCTACGGCGTCCAATACTTCCATTCATTATAGAACCTAGTTCAGCAGCATTTTCAAAGTATGCCTTAGCAGTAAGTGCATTAGTTACAGGCAAGTCTGCCTTCATCATATCTCTAATTACTGCTGGACCAAACTCTGGGGCCAAACGCTTAAGGTTTTCTTCAGCAACCATACCTGCTTCTAAATTTTTAGAAGTGCGTGCTTTATTAAGAGCATCTAGGTTAGCACCATATTCATCCCAAAAATTTATTGCTGATGGCTTAGCAAAATATTCTGCTAACTTAGTTCCACCTCGTGCAGTATCTCCAACAAGAACATCTACTGCATAATTCTTGACATCAAGAGCACGCTTTGCTTTACCAGCAACGAGAAGAGGATCGGCAAATATACGATAGGCAGCATCTGTTGCGCCTGAAATGGCTTTATAGAAAAAGCCTGAACCTTCAATTGAAGCTGGAAGTATAAGGTTTGCTAATTGACGACCAGGTGAGAACTTGGCAGCGTTAACAGCATCAAGAGTATCTTGGAATAGATCTCTATCTGCTTGATCTTTCTTGCTTGTTTGATCTTTAGTTAGACCTTGGTTCTTATCTGCAAGTCTTAAATATCTTAATTGTTCTGGAGTGGCATTCTTTGCAATATCTGCAACTGTCTCTCCTCTAGCAATTCTAATTGCTACGTTAACAGCTACATTTCCATATTTTTCTTTAGCATCTTCAATGCGTCCATCGTTAAATACTTTATCGCCTTTATCGTTGGCTTCATCCCAAGCAAATCCAACCTGACCCTCTGAAAGTGGTATGGCAATTGCACGATATGCACGTGTTGTAAAATCAGATACGTTCTGCAAACCTGCTAGACCAAGACCAAAGCCCTCTTTAAGAGCTCCACCAGTATAAGCCCAGGCAGTTCCTAGCCAACCACGAGATGGTTTGACAATAGGATCTTCAGTTCCGTAGTTTTCAGCAAGTATTCTTTTCTGATTTTCTGGTTTATTATTGTAAACAGTTGTTGCTACGTCTGGAGGAAGGTTTAATAATTCCCTGTGTACAGTAAGAGACTTGTTATAGTCATCAACCTTTTTCTTTTCAGTAGGTGACAATCCTGCAGAGATAGAAGCTGCTTTTAGATTATCAGCCATTACTGTCCTCTAGCTAGTGCTTGCTGATAAAGGATTCCTATTTCGCCTGTTTCATCGTATGGAAGCATTTTTGCTAAAGCATCTGAAAGTTTTTCTGTTGACTTAAGCATCTGTAATGCGTTAGATCCAGGACCTGCTCCTACATCAACACCACTAGTTACTACTTCTTCTGGGCGTTGTGTTGGTGCAAATAATTCTGTTACTGGTGCCTGTGCAACTGCTTCACGTATGTCTCCCGCACGTGCAGGAAGTACATCTTTAGTCTTGGCTAGCGGAGAAGCTGACTGAATAGCTTGTGTCTCAACGCCTTCGCCGTATGCTGTGGAACCTAATTCTAATTTATCGGTACGTGTAGAGAACTTACCTGGGCCTGCTGGTCCAGCCAGTGGATTCATCATACTCACTGTTTGTCCTCCTCTAATTTTTCTAAGTCTGTTGCCATATCTTCCCAAGCCCTATTGGTTTGAGTAAGATGATTTGATTGATAAATTGCTAACTCCATTAGTTCACCTGTTAAAGTTTCAACAGATGATGCTATGTTATGTATAAAACCTACACCTACAACAACGAAATCAAGAAAGCGTACTGGACGAGGAATGTGGTTATCATCTTTCATCGCCCAGTACACCTCTCATTAAAAAGTTATTATCCCTTTTTTACTGCGTTGCCACGACGGCCTGCTGGCATCATTGATGGAACTACCTTGCCTGGTCCTGCTGGCTTGGATGTGTCCTTCTTACCTTCTACTGGCTTTGACATTGGCGCTGCTGCGCGAGATCCCTTGTTCATATTTACACCTCCTCTGCTTAAGCTGCGCCGGTGATACCAGCGAGTAATTGGGCTATATCTGGACGTTGACCAGCAGCAGGGGCCATACCACCTTGTTCTTGTGGAGGTTGCGCTGAGGCTGGGGCGGAGGCCGCACCTGCCGCTGGAATCTGTTGCTCCATACCTGGTGCCATAGGTGGTACCTCTGGGGTTGGAGGTGGCTCTGGTGTAAATGCTTTTTCGATTGTGCTCTCTAGCGATTGACCCTTTTGACGACCCTGTATAACTTCTGCAATACGGGTGATAATCTGCGAAGGATCTTGACCTTGCGCTGCCAACGCTGGAATGGCTTGAGCATACTGAGCAACAGCCACCCGCAGAGAATCGCGCATTTCTTCAATATCAACACGTTGTTCCTCCTGCGTAACATTTAAGTCCATTGGAATCTCACGACGTACATAGTCACGAGATACGAGCTTGTCTGAACGCATTTGTAGTAATGCAATGATGGCACGGTTTGGGTCCATACCAGACATAATTCCGTAGCGTACATCTACGCCGTACTCGCCTTTAATGTCACGAGATGGTGTGTACTTTAGAACGTAAGGTGTTCCATCATCTGAACCCTTGATAGTCTTTGGAATACCACCAAATACTTTCTCATCTGCTTCAAAGCATACTGAGATAAGTTCTTGGAACATACGAGCAAACTGTGCTTGTGCTGCCTTAATCTGTGTATCAAAGCCAGCCTGTAGTGCTTGAACACCACGACCTGTTACAACTGATGCGTCAATGTTACCTGAACGAGATTCTGGATAACGAGCACCAAGACGTAGTTCGCGCTCTAGTACGCCAGACTCTGTAAAGACTCCAGGTGGTAGTTCTAGTGGAACGCGACGAATACCTTGTGGGTTAGCAGAACGCATAATTGAATCTGGACCAAGAGCAAGTTCTTGCACATCCTGTGGGATAGCAATAGGTGCTTGGATAGATTTTTCTGCTGCTTGGATCTGCAATACTGCAAAGCGAGCACGAGCAAGTTGTACTGAAAGTACATCATCAAACTGTCCACGTGCTTCTCCGTCAAGAGAAGAACGCATTACGACAGAACCCATTGGCTTACCTAAGATGTTAGGTGTGCGTGATAGAACTAAGTTCTTACGCTCTGGTAAATAGAGCAAATCTTGGTCTTTGTCGTGGTACTTGACCATTGAGATATAAGGAGAAGAAAGAGCATATTGGTTTCGACCTAAGATTAAATCGTAATACTCTGGGTATTGTGAAGCCAATGTCTCTGCATCGGTAACGATAACCTGAGTTACAGATAACATACGACCATAGCGATCTAACTCTGGATATGTACCGAATGGATTGAGCATACGGATACGAGGATTGTTGTCCTCAAAGTCCATCTCAACCATACCAATACCAAGACCATAGGTGTTATACCAGTCTGCTGCTGTGTACATCTGCAGTTGTAGGTCAGAGTTTGTTACATAAAAGTTTGCTATACGAGTTCTAGTATCTGCTGCTTTGCGTGCTGCATCTGAAACCATATTGGTTGCTGAGCAGTTAAAGGATGGCAGTGGTGCCATTGCTTCTGCTAAGTCACGTGCTGCTACGTCAATAAAGTTTGCAACCAGAGGCTTTGGGTATTCCTCTGAAAACATTGCAGGGTATACCTTAGAGATATCTCCCTGACGCACCGAGAGCACATCACGCATACGTTGATCTCTCGCTGATGAGCGAGTACGTAAGCGTGCTAGCTTAGCGTCAACTTCTTTGACTGATAACAATGTGGGGTCCTTACTTAGACTTCTTCTTAACTACTGCCTTAGCAACTTTCTTGGCTACTGCCTTCTTTGCTGCTGGTGCGTTACCAATAGCTGCTGCTGCACGCTTTGCTGCAGCCTTCTTTGTTTGCATCTTTTCAATACCAGCGGCACGAGCTGCAGTTTTCTTACGATCTAATCTCATACGTGGTTGCAGAGTATTTC